CGGGAACTTACCTGAACCAAAGATAACATCAACAAGTTGACCATAAGCAGCTAGTACTTTTGTCTTAGTTACTTTAACAAAGACTCTAGACTTTTCTGACTCACGGAATTTAACATGCTTTGGATACATACCACGATAGTTGTGGTATCCGGTTATCCAACGTTTTTCATCGTAATCCCTTGCCTGTTGCGCAGCAATATAACGATCAGTAATAAGACCAACAAACTGGTTGTGCAGCTGTTCTTCAAGGGTCATTATCCTTGAATCTTCACCCGCTACTTCTTGGAAGTACAGGTCATCTGCTCCTAATACTATACTGTTGTCTTGTTCTGCCATTTAAATTTCCTTTAATACCCAAACTCTGAATCAGCAGGAGTATATGCTTGTTCTAATCTCAAATGTCTTAGTCGGGATATCGGGTCTTCAATTCTCGGCCTAGACATTATTAAGTATCTTAACGCATCATACGCATGATCAGAAGCGTGTGTATCTACATCCTCAGGATTTGATTTATCCAGAGGAATACTTTGAAGTTCCCGTATCAGGTTAGGGCATGTATTGAATATCTGTAATCGTGGCCTACCGCTTTGGCGTAACTTCAAGTATTCGTGGATTTGTATCTTTCCTTGTATTCTGTTTTTATCGGCGCGTCTTAGCTTGTGTCCAATCTTCATTAGTGCTTCACCAACAGTCGGGCCGGATGCACCTGTCTTTGCCCATGCTGCGGTGTCTAACACTCCGGGTACAGCAAAAGGATCATCTAACTCCATTTGAGTAATAAGATGACCTAAGTCTTCGCCAGTCAGCCCCTTGCGGTACAACTCACGATATATTATCAGTGTCCCGTCTGAGGGGTCAACACATCCCCAAATACACGCACTTTCGGAGGCGTACCCGTAGTCAATCCCTTTGACTCTTTCCCATCCTATGGGGATTGCAAACGGAGTAATAACATGCATTTCGTTATTGAACTCCGTAAATGCTGCGCCCTCTGCAATATCCCAATTACCTTCAAGCAGTTGTCTGCGTTGAACATCTGGCAGGGCTTTCAGCATTTGCTCATACCTGCCATCTGTAGCAAGGTATGGATTATCGTCTAAGCGGGCTGGTATAAACTTACGGGATAGCCCATCTTCACCCTTAAACGATTCATGCGGGGGGTTAGGATCAATGTATCGTTTCTTAACCCAATGCGCACCTACGCCACCCGGGTTGGCAGTACACCTCATGTAGGGTGTGATCTCCGGGTCAGTTGTTCTGAGTCGGGAAGCCAGATAGTTCCAACCAAACTCAGTGGGCAGATGTGTTATCTCATCAAACCCAATCCAACTGTATGCTTGTCCTTGGTAGCGGTACACATCAGCATCTCGCTCCAAGAATCCAAATTCTATTTTAGCCCCGCTTGGAAAGTTCCAAAGCTTTTCTACTTCTCGGTACTTACAACCGGGGAACGCACGGGGGTACAACTCCCGGCTCTTGTCAATCAACTCCCTTAGTTCGGGCATTGATCGCCTTAGTATCAGTGCGCGGTGGGCTGCTTTGTGCGCATAACGCAATGGGTCAATAAGCATTGCGTAACTTTTACCACCACCAGCTGCACCACCATACAGTACATCTGTTTCGGGTGCAGCCAAGAACTCTGTCTGCGGGCCTTCATTTGCTTTGAAGATTACGTTGTCTTGTACTTCTTCTCGCAGAGCCTTTGGTACTTTAGACAAGACATCAGTATCTATTACTTTGCTGCCTTTGTCTTTCTCTAGCTTTGAGAGGGTCTCTTTGGACGCTCTAAGCTTTTCTCGCTGCTGGTGCAGCTTGACCCTATCCTTTTCTAACTTACGCTCACGGGCCTTTACAGAGCGTCTAGCGACCATCTTGGCCTTTGTCTCGGAATGAAAGTGGTAGCCCCTGCCTTTTGACCCTTTAGGCCTTCCAGTTTTTTTGCGGGGCGTACCATCTTTCTTTAAAACAAAGTTACCAGCTTCATCCTTCTGGTAGTCGTCCGGGTTATTGTCCCAATCGTTCGTCACGTTTGATTATCTGCCTCAGTCCTACATGGCTTAACGGTCTGCCAGTAATGTAACTTAAATACTCTGCACCTTCGCGGAGACTGAAAGAGTTGTTCTTCACCAACTTCTTGGTCTCTGCTAATGCTGCCAGTTCAACTTCAACTGGCCTTAACGTATTTGTTTCTTCATCTAAGGTGTAGCCAAACGGGATTGTACTGCTTGTTCTACGCATCGTCCCTGATCATCTCTTTGGCGGGGAGTATAAATAAACCACCCTGCACATTGTTATTTACTTCTAGCCTTTCCTGTTTACCCAAGCCTGTACGGTCTAGTATGCTTTGGGCTGCTTGAAGTTTCAAGTTAGCTTGAGGTAGAGGAGCATTTGAGTTCATAACCTCTACTAACTTCATGGCGGCTTGCGGGGCTGACTGTGCCAGTATCCCTGAAGCAAGTTCTACTATCTCATGCTTAAGGGCTTTGATTACTTGGTAGTGGCTGTTGTCGCTGTACCCAGCTAGTTCCGCTGCTTTCTTTGGATCACCTCCTGTGGTTACAAGGTTATCAAGAAAACTTTGCTGTTTAGTTGTTAGTTCTTTACTAGACATACAAGACATTATACAGGTCATTTACAGTTTTGTCAAGTATTTCTTGT